ACGCAGAATGTTCATCTTTTCAGGCACAAACACCCTTTTTGCTACATTTTTATAATATGAACTCATAGTTTTTAAAATCGATAAAGATCGTCCAGGAGCGCTTTAAACATGGGATGAGCGAGATCGAGATAAAGCTTGATTAACGAACTTTAACGAACTTCACAGACCACTTTTGCCCCATCCATGCCCCACGCATAATTTTAGTCAGCGCCAGACCACATCAGCCCTGTAGGGCTAATCGATAACAAACACGCCAGCAGTACGTTCCCAAAAATTTAAAAACAAGTTGTTCATGCCTTGACAGACAAAACCGCCAAAGCAAAAATACTGTATATTCAAACAGTGATTAGCGGAGCATTTATGTTCGTAGAACTGGTTTATGACAAGCGTAATGTTGCGGGGCTCGAAGGAGCCAGAGATATCATTCTGGCCGAGCTGACGAAGCGGGTGCACCAGATTTTCCCTGATGCCGAAGTGAAGGTGAAGCCGATGCAGGCAAACGGCCTGAATAGCGATGCCAGCAAAAGCGATCGGGAAAAACTGAACCGCATGCTGGAGGAAATGTTTGAAGAGTCCGATATGTGGCTGGTTTCTGAGTTCCCGACCGTTCGCCAGGTTGGGCTTTAAATTTTACACGTGTAATATTCCCTCCGTTTGCTCGGGCATGAACACCAAGCGGCCAGACGCAGCCCGTCATATGAAAAAGCAAGCTGTGGTATATAATTTATCCAGTAGCTCTATACCACGCCTGCCAGCGAAAGACATTTGTCCGTAGTTCCCGAACGCATTCTGCCGTCTGGGTATCCGCCTGCAGGTCTTCGTCACTATCCCGCCCTGCGTCACTTGCCTTGCATGGCGGGTTCATCAAATCCGGGGATATTGTTGGCCGCGTCGATTGCTCGTTGCCGCAGCTGCACAGCGTGATCGTCAAAATCGCACTTAACATGATTCGGGTCGTTAACATATTTCACCACGTCTCGGTAAATGATCCGGTAAATCACTTTACCCTCTGCACTGGCCGCCGCCGCTTTCTGCTCGCCGATGGCGACGGCTTTCTCAGCTTTCTTCTGCTTCGCTTTTGCCTGGCTGTTAACGTGCTCGCTGTGCGCATACCACCCTTTGAGGTAACCTACATAAAAGGTACCGACAAAAAACGCCAGCAGAACGGCCAGCGCTAACAGCTTTGCTTTTATCGTCACTGGTCTATCCCCCAGCACGCTAACGCGCTTTCCTGATCCCGGCGCTCAACCTGACCATAGCAGCCATTCTTCTGGCCTTTGGTCAGTCTACAGTCACGGCCCCCGTCTTTGATCCACCAGCGGATCGCCTCACATGCACCTTTTCGGTCACCGGCATTCATTCGCTTATAGAACGTTGACGGGAAGCATTTGCCGGGTCCGATGTTGTACGGACAGAATGATGCAATCCCGGCTTTCTGCGGTTCGGTAAGCGGCACCTTAATATTGCGGTCAACCCACGCCAGCGCCTTATTGCGCTCAATGGCATTCACCTGATCACATTTCGCCTGCGTCAGCTTCATGCCTTGCACAACCGGTTTGCCATCTACCGTTGTGGCACCACGGCAAATCGTCCATATGCCAGAGCCGTCCTTGTACGCGGTTAGACTGTTTCCCTCTTTCTCATTCAGGAACTGGTCGAGAATGACAGTTGCTGGTGCACCAGCGAGTACCAGGCCAAGAACAGCAGCACTCAGTTTCGCTCTGTTATTCACGACTGAATCTCCGTTTCTTCCATGACACGCTGCACCTTCGCGACAACGTCGTCAGCCTGCGTCATGTCGTGGTTATCCGATTTGTTGAGGTAATCGACGATAGCGCGGGTACGTTGCTTATCGAGATTGAGGCGCTCGGCGTTCGCCTGGCGCTCGGCTTTGATAGCGATGCGCCTGTCGAGCCAGCTCAGGAAGGAAATAAGAAAACCGAGTACGGCTAGTGTGAGGTATGCAAGCTCAAGTGTGGAAATACCGAGAAAAGCGGCAATGGCTGTAATAGCGTTGCCCAGTAAGGAAAGCCAGTTGTTTTGGTGGTTCATCCTCATACCTTACCCTCGGAGGGAGTGTTATTAATTGCCCCAAGGGTAAGTCTGTTTTTCGGTCGGAATTCTGACTATTAGCTTTCCAACTTTGACAGGCGCTCTTCTATGCGATCGCATCGGCGGCGCTGGTATGCAGCCTCAATCCATGCGCACTGGTCAGGTCGGACTCCCCAGCGATTTCCAGCCGCCAATACAAGGCGCTGTTCTCCGGTTTCATGAGTCTCCTTAACAACCCTTTCTACCCACTCGCCTTCTGATACCTCCTCGCGGATGACCACATCGCGGATTTCAGTTACTGGCTCATAAACATCATCCCATTCGTCGTAGCAAAGAAGCCCGAACTTTGTCCCGTCGATTCCGTGAGATTCAAACGCATCCCTGACCTGCTGAGCTATGACACCAAAGTGCCATCTGGCGTCGTCACCCTTCTCCGCAATCATGTTTAACCACTGGAATGCGATGACCGAAACATCACCCCATGCATCCAGAACTGCATCCGTGATTGGGGCTGGCTTGCTCTTTTCCCTTTCATCTGAAGTGTTGATTGTGCCGGTTGCAGCATATATTTGAGACCACCGGAATGGCGCTGTGCCATTTGACTTGCTGTTATCCACCATCGGGGCAATGATGCCCTTAAAATTAACAGTGCCGCTATTCCCAAACCAGGAAATTACTGATGACCCATCCGTGAAATTAATTCCACCATTATTTGCGTTGAACAATATATTTTTCGTCTGTCCATTGACGTCAAATATTTGTGTTCCGTCAAGTGTGTAATCACTCCATCCGCCTAACCCTGAACTACCTGCCGTTTCTCGCATAAAGCGATGGTCCTGACCGGTTGACCAGCGAATCCGCAGGTGTTTAGGCCGCCAGTTTTGTATAAAAAAATCGCCGTTAGTTTGCTGGGTTGGAAACTGTCGATAATCAACAAAACAATCGCGAGGATTAAATCCAGAAATATCTACCGATGTCTGAACATCAGTATTAATTAATCGCAGGTTTCCTGTGTATCCCTGAGTTTCAGAAATGTCATAGGCAATTAATCGTCCGTTTTCGAATTCGCAATTGATGAATTTTGCGTCCCTTGTATCTCCAATTAATGCGCATCCCTTGTCGTAAATAGTTTGCGCCTTGAAGTTATGAAACTTCGGGTTACGCAGTGGGAAGCCATCAATTTCAAGTGCAAACGATACGGGTAGTCCTAGCGTCTCTGACGCCTGTCCTGTCGCGTGATCGAGGCTTCCTGCATATGCGTTTTCGAAGTTCGTTCCAGATAGATTGTTGCCAACTGATGGATACCGAATTACGCCGAGTGATGCAGGTAGTGATGGCGTTACTCCAGTAAGTGTTACATTTGTCCCATCGCTTGATGAGCCGGTGAATGTAAACAATCCTGAATTACCTGGAATCTTAAAGGTATTCCCTGCCGTAATGCGTAATGACGGAACGTGTTTAAATGTGACACTATTTGTTGTATTGCTAACCACGTCGATTTGTGGGCAGTTTCTTATAAGCAGACCACGAACGCCCTGCGTAAAGAATTTATCGAAATGCATTCTCTCCGGATTGCCAAGAGATGTCAGAGACCCGTCATTTTCAGTTATCAGAGTTCCTGCTACACGCCAGTAACCGCAAACCTGTACATTACTAACTTTAATGTCCAAACCATTAAATACATGTAGCCCTATATCCCAATCATCACCTAACGACGCAGATCCATTGTTATAACCAGTAATGCCGTCATTACTCAACATGATGCGCAGGTTTTTAATCTGAGATGAATGAGTAGCTGTTACCGCGACACTGAATGATTTCAATGTCGCCGGTGTTGTTCCTGTGGAATCCTCATTAGTAAACTTCGTGAATCCGCAAACAACGCCATTTACTGTTTTAACCGGGCGCTCATTAGAAATATTCGCGAATGTTTTATTCTTCGCGCCAGAACCAACAAATACAAGATGAGTCCCTTTATCCCAGCTTCTAGGCAAAGAGGATGCATCTGGTGTGTATGTGTACCAGTCGTCAATGCCTTGCCCAATTAACTGAACACCTGGTGGGATTTCAATGCTTTGAGATAACATCCATTTTCCAGATGGAATTGTAATAAGGCTTGCACCAGAATTAATTGCATTCTTCAACCATTGAGTTCCGTCGACCTGAAAATTTAAAACCGCCTCCCTGTGTTCTCGAGGAACAAAATCGAGAGCGTTTACTTCATCTCGCATTTTCTCCTGAAAAGTTCGATAAACAGCACCAACTCCGTACTGAATAAACCATCCATAGCCGCCAACGACACCAGCAATGGCGGCGTCAACGTAGTTCCTCATTGTGCGATTATTAACGGCATCAGTGCTATTAACCGGATCTCCAAGATTTTCAATTCGATAATTTTTAGCGTTAAAAGGGCCACCCAGGAAAGGACGGGTTAGTGCCAGGCCCAAACCAATAAACGCACGCTGGATAGCCATCCAGATACGATCAAAGTCCTTATTGACGGTATCCGCCAGCAAATCACCGTTGTCCTGATATTCGGTGAGCCGATAAGTAGGAACAACGCGCTCCAGCATTACCACAGACCCGTTTGCGGGCGGGGTAAGGAAAATCACATCGCCGCCATTGACATTACCCGCGCCGAAAACGGTATATCCTGTCGTTACCAGTACACCGTTAATCGTCACCTGAATATCGCTGGCGCTGATGATATAGAACTCAAAGGGGAATACGGTCGTCATACCGTTTGCGGTATAAACAATATAGGGAGTCTGGTTGGGTACCGACATAATGCGAAACCTCTGGCAGGTTAATAATCGACTTCGACCTCGTGGTCTCCGTCACTTAACTGCCAATGTTCGCGCGACTGTCCGGTCGGAATCCCGACCACTTTTCCTATGCGGACAGGCGTCTGACTGATAGCGCCGGCGCCAGAATCAATGAAGTCGTCCGGCTGGTTGGTCAGTGCCGGATTGAAGTCTCGCATCTGGTCGTATACCGGGCCGTCGAGCACATCGGTATGCGCCCACAGGAACCGCGACGACAGCGGCGCTTCAAACGCATCGAGGATACGTTTTTGTTTATTGGTGACGCTGAACTCCTCCCTGACGCCACAGCCGGTACCCTTAAGCGCCTGACGCAGCAATTTACCCGCGAAACTCCCCGGGCCGTTTACCTCAACACAAACCACGGGGATCTGGTATCTGAGCACTAAATCTTTTATTTGGGCGACCTGCCCGCCAGTAATTTTGTCGTTGTCGTTGTCGTCGAATTCAGCCAGCTCCCCGGTAAGTTCATGGCAGACATGCCAGTAAAGGTGTCCTCTGGCATCCGTCAGCATCAAAGAGAACGCCGAGGCGTCAGCCTTCACTTTTCCGGTTGCCACATCCCACCAGGCGACAGCACCAACAATTTGCACGTTACCCAGCCAGAGCGAGGCCGTACGGTTCGCATAGCGGATCTGCGGGTGGAGGTTGTACTCGCGGATGCGGTCGGGGTCGAGACGAACGTCGCCAACAGGTTTACTGTGCAGCTGATACTGGCTATCCCACTCGTTAATCGTGCGCGTTTCTTTGCGACGATTCTCCATTTCCTCGCGCGTGAAGCGCTCAGGCCAGGCGCAATCGGCATAAAAATCGATAACGGTATCGGGCGCGGTAGCAAATTCAACGCCGCTGGCCGTAATTTTGTAATCAACATCAGCGACCAGAAGGCGGGCACTTTTATGGATACCGGCGAAAACATATTCCGGCCGGAAAGATAACTCGTAGTGCAGCTGCGTTGCGTCTTTCGCCTCAATGCGTTTTTCTTTTTCGAACAGCCGGATGGTAAGACAGTCTGCGCCCATAGACTCTACCTCATCATAAAGACTGTCATGCGTGTGCGGTGTACCGATGTAGAGTTTACGGCCGCCGGGGATCAGGATGTGCGTTTGCTCACCCAGGCGATAGCGCAGCTTTTCACGCGCCTCTGGCGTCTGGATATTGCGGGGTACCTCTACGTCATCATTCTGGCATTCGTTGGCACGGGCAGAGGTGACGTTAGAAAGGATACCTTTGGCATACATGCTGCCGTTACGTAAATCCAGCGCGCCGTTGACCCACCACTGCTCTACCGTCCCCTGCCCGTCTGGTAGCATGCCTTTGGTCAACGGATGGTTGCGCAGAACATTCTGGGTGTCGCGGCTGGTTTTATACGCGGTACCGTCAGACTCAGACTGGTGCAAAATACGGTACTGACGGTCGCAGTAATACCGCCAGGCATTATAAACAGCGAGAATCGTCGATTTACCGAACCCACGGAAACAGCGAAGCACCGCGAGATTTCCGCGATGCTCCAGCCAGTGGCAGGCCTTATAGTGACAGTCCGGTACATTCCACTGCATCCGTTCCGCCCACATCAGAAAGAAGGCGAGGAACGAGATCATTTTTTCCCTTTCTGCAGTCGCTCAATAATGGCGGCCGCTTCGCGCTCGGCTTTAGAAACCTGCTGACCCAGCGCAAAGGCTTCATCATCCTGACCGGGATTATCGGATGGCGTACCGCCGCGCGTTTGCATGCCAATCAGGGAATGAACCTTAATCAGCAGCGTCAGCGATGCAGCTGCATTCTTCTTATCCCAGTATCTGTCGCCGCGTTCGTCTTTGGTCAGCTCGCTCGGTTTCTTACCCGCCCCCGGCCAGTTGTCCGGATCGGCTTCTTCGAGCACCACGTCAGTGAGTTTGTCGCTCAGCGCGGTAAGGCGTGTTTTGTAATCCTGATGCATAAAAAAGCCCCGTAGTGAATACAGGGCTATGATGGCGCGGGTTTAAGGTCGGAATCCCGACCGATTAATACCCTTGTGCAGTCTTATTAAATTCCTCAACAACTCGGTTTGCTTTTTCCAGTGCATCATCTTGGGCTTCCCTGATGCGCTTCATATCGTTATTAGCATTCTCCGTGTAGTCTTTAGCATTCTGAATATATCTTTCAACATCCCTTTTATATGCTCCCATAGAATACTCATCACGGTTGTAAGGGGGGCTTGGTTCTGAATCTGAAAACTCTGGGTAACCACTAAACCCAAGATTAGAGCCGCCAAACACCGAAGCATTGCTCATTGTGGAATACACCAGAGCAAATCCTATTAATGCAAAAGATAAAATACGCATTTATTCTCCCGGTTCGTTGTTTTCGCTAATATTGCTATCTAACGCAGACCAGGGTCAACCTGATTGATTAACGGGGCAATCCAGAAAAGATTGTTCCCTGGCAGGAGCGTACGCACATTATGAAGTACCCGATCACCGGCATCACCATTGAGCACACCAGCTGTAACATCTGTGATGGTATCAAGCAGCCCGAATGTTGGCCCCAGCGCAGAGCCGATAAAGCCGCGACTGGCATAGCGTGACTGTGTGCCGGTACCGAGTAATGCGCCTAACCCCACCATACCGCCGGATGCCTTTTCCGCCATATTGTTATATTCCATCAAGGGTCCGAGAATACCGGATCGGTCGATACCCTCAATGACCAGTTTCTGAGGCGACCAGTCAACCTCTTTACCATTTGCAGACTGTTTAAGTGCGTACGTGAGCGCACCGAGCCCAATCTGAAAAGCAGTACCGTAATAGAACTGTCCGGTTCCCTCCTGCAGGCCGCCCAGCGTGGCTCGGTTGTAGGATGCAGTAGCGAATGATTTAAACTGGAAGATAGTTTTACCCAGCGGTGTACTGGCCCACAACGGTGTATCGCCGATCCCCGGTGTGATAACGGTATTGTTCACATCTTTGAGCACCGCCGACTGGAAAACGCCAGCAACGTGCTGATCGTCCCATTTTTCAAAATTGCCGATATGCCAGCCGTTGATTACTTCACCGTGTTTTTCGAACTCGCTGCGAATACGCGCGGCCATATTGTCGTTAATTCCGAGCTTAGCCAGGCGGCGTCCAGCGAACGCGCCGGAAAGAATACCGTCGGACGTGATCATGCCATTTACCGATTTGTTCATATCGTCGAAGTGGCCCATCAGTGTGAGCTTGCCGAACGCATCGGTAACACGCTCCATACCTGCTTCCACTGCCGTTGTACGGGCGGAACTGTCCACAAGGTCACCCATCGTACGCGCACGGGTATGCAGGATTGTTTCCAGCCCGACTGCCATTTTTAACTGTTCGGCGCGGCTTGCCTTGAATGCCGGCGAGCGGGTGATCAACGCTGAGTAACCGCGCATTGTGTTACCAAAGCCGTTAACCATCACACCGCGCGCGAGATCAGGAATAGCGGAAACGGTCATTCCGCCCAGCTTGGTGACAAAGTTGGCGCTGCGCAGGAACGCTCCGGCGCGTACGAAAAATGATGATGGGTCGTCTGGCATACCGTAGGTACCCGCCAGACGGTCGCGCAGTGCTGTGATATCGCGGATATCGTTATCACGGGCTTTCGCCAGTTTCGCCTGATCTTTAGGATTCTGGCGCATCAGAGCATCATATTCGTCCTGAATATCCTTGAGCTGCTTCTCCAGTGATTTGTTACCAAATGCGCGAGTCAGCTCAACTTCTGCCGATGCCTCTCGGATATGACGCTGCAGTACATAGTTGGCATCGCTCTCCAGATAGTCTTTCATCAGGCGATCAGGAACGCTGAGCGTACGCGACCGGGTGCTGCCGGCCGCTTTAACCATAAAGACGTTTGCGAAATCCTGCGGGATTTTTGCGCCGACGATTTTATTGATCGTGGCATCAGCAGTAATTTCCGCCTCTTCGCGGGACATGGTTTTCTCGCCGCGCGACCACCAGTCGACCAGCATGTCGCGAAATTTATCGCGCTCGTTAACAATTTTGCCGACTTTGTACACGCGCGGGAAATAACTCTCCTGGCCGATAGCTTTCAGTTCCTCGTCAGGGGGCAGCAGACCAAGCTTTTGCTGCGCCACTTTCACCCGATTAACTACCGTGCGCATTGCCTGCGCCGCCTCCTGCACTACCGGATTAGCGTGCACATCGCCGCTACGCATGGCATTACCCACTTCTTCGCGAAACTGGGAAAAACTCAGGTCACCGCCAGCGGCTTTATACTGGCTGTAGGCCTGCTTGTTCGTCACCACAACAGCGGCTTCTTCACGACGCCACCCTCGAACTCGGGTTTCTGCCGCGATGGGCGTCTCGATGCCTCGAGCATTACCCTGCAGCGTGTAGTTATTTTCTGCCAGCTCGAGCGCCGTCCGGCGGGAGGTTTTTGAGGGTGACTCCATCAGACGGGTAAAAGGTGTCAGATAACTCCCTGCCTTACGTGCCAGTTTACCGACCGGTCCACCAGCTGCCGGGGTGAGATCCTCGAGCGTGGCCTCACTGATTCGCGCCGCGCCGACGCTGCCCCCTTCCGGGAGTGAGGCGGCAGCCGTGTCCGTCGCTGACGTGATGCTCATATTATCGAGCGCGTTAGCCACTTCACGCGTGGCCGCAGTGCGGACAGATGGCGAAAGCGCAGCACCGGCAGCCGCAAATACACCACTCATCAACGCACCGGCGGCGACGTGGGAAGCGCTTTCCCCCCACGTACGGGTAATCTGCTGGCTATTCAGCGCAACCTCGCTCGCAGCGGTTGCAGCTGCACCGATTGCAGCCTGTGACGCAATGCGGGCAACCGCACCACCCTGCGCACCGGGAATAAACATCGAAGCGACGGTGACAGGGTCAACAACTCCGGCGGCAATACTGGCAAGGACACCCCCCCCGCCAGCCTCAGAAAGTACACGGCGGTCTTCGTTTTCGTCGTCGATCTGCTGTTTCAGCCAGGCAGTTTCTTCTGGCGAACGGGAATCAGCAAAAGCGGATCCCCATTGTTCGTACCCGTGCAGCTCGGTTTTATCGGTATACGGATTATACCCTTCTACCGGTTCGAACTGCTTCGCCGGGCGGAACATCTGACCCAGCAGGTTATTCTGGCGAAATGCTGCGCCCCACACAGACGGCTCATCCTGCTGCGGTTCAGGGTTGGTACCCGCTGGCAGAGGGACATCAAACCCGGAAGGTGCCGCCAGGACATTGCCAGCCGGAGTGAATCCGTTATTCAGTTCTTCAGGGGTGGCGTATACCGGCATTATTCAGTGCTCCACGAAAAGTAATTTTTAACTCTGTCTATACGCTCGTTGTGCAGACGCTTATATTGTTCGTCGAGCGCGCGGTGTTTATCTTTGAACCCGCGAATATCCTGACCGCGTTGCAGCTCGTTGCGATCATGTTCTTCACGCTCTGCCTGCATTTTTTTGTATGGTGCCCATTCGTCCAGTGACGGTTTCCAGCGCATCGGTCTGCCGTACGAATCGTAGAACGGCTGTACCGCCTCGATACCATCCTTATCTTTTGTTCGCACCATAATGGCGTAATCACCGTTGCGGGCCGTCAGCACATCAGGAGTTATCTCCAGATCGCCGCCAATACGCGACTCCGGCGTTTTGCTGGTAACAGGTGCCGCGTTACCAGAAGTAATCCCAAGCTGCGCTGGGCTGGTGGTGATCTCGCCCTTGCGCTCGCCGTACATCAGGCTTTCTTTTTCTTCTTTCCACTGTGCAGCTTGCCAGCCTGACGGACCGTAGTTATATAGTGCCTCTGGCGCATATTTCATAAGTTTTGCGTCGCCGTTAACCTCGCTGATACTCCATGTGCGGGCGATCTGCTGGTTGGTCATTTTTTTGGCCGCATCCGCATTACCGCCGGTGGTGCGGTAATTGATGTCGTACAGCGACTGGTAATCGTTGCGGAAACGTGCGGCCTCCGGCGTCTGATCGTCAGCAGATGGATTTCCCCAGCTAAAGAAGCCAGACATGCTGCTCACGGCGGAATCCATCGCTTTGCTTCGGTCTTTTTTGTACTCCTTGGTACTCTGGGTTGAGGCCAGTTGCGCTTTGAGTGCATCGGTCTGGTTGTAGGTCAGATTCTGCGCCTGTTCGATAGCGGTTTCGGACGCCATACCAGAATCGGTAAGCTGTTTAACGGTGAGATAAAATCCCTGCATATCCTTTGGCATGTCGCCAACAGACGCGGGATCCGTGTCATAGAGGCGATTAAATAACTCAGCCCCCTGACGGACCGCCTCAGGACTGCGCGCGCGGGATATCGCCGATAACTGGGTGGTTACCTGCGAAGGAATGATCCCGGTCTGGGCCACCTGCTGCACAATCCCGTCATGGGTGGTGGCATCGTTAATCCGGAAGTTTTGCGCCGTTGGTGTGGCGTCGGCGGCTTTTTGCATGGATTTATTGGTAGGGTCGAGTTTCTCGCCCATAGACAGCGCTTCGTTAAAACGACGGGTATCACGCTGCGCCTGTATCGCTTCATTGCTTTTCTGCACCAGCGCGCCGAGCTTGCCATACGCATCGAGCTTGAGCGCATAATCAGGGTCATTTGCCTGAGGTTTTAGCTTTGCGATTTCTGCCTGCTGCTGTTCTGGGGAAACGTACTGTATCGCCTGGAAGGTTTTGGCGTTGTTGATCGCGATGTCGAGTTGCTTAACGGCCTTTGCCCCCTGCTCACCGTATGCAAACATGATAGAGGCTTTATCAGGCATTGCATCAGGCACTTCGCCGTTATAGAGCTGCACCATCGTATTGTTCAGAATCGGGTCAATCTGCTCGCGCAGTGCCGTACGTTGCTCACGGATTTTCGACTCGGCGATGTTATCGATTTTGTTGACTGACACCGGATCGAGACCGGTTTTATTTTTGTTGTAACGGGCAAGCCAGCCGCGTGTTTCCGCTGGCAGGTTTTTAATGAATTCAGCTTGAGAAACTTCCCCTTTACGCGGGTCACCAATTTTAGCGATCAGCTTATCGACGTTACCCTGCCCCCAGTTGTAAGCTGCACCTGTTAGTGTTTCTGAGCCGTATTTTGAATACAGTTCGCCCACATAATCTTTAGCCAGTTGCGCATGCTGCTCAGGGTCATTTGGGTTGTACTCAACTCCGCGCTTGGCCGCCAGTTCTTTACCCGTATCCGGCATTAACTGGTACTGTCCCTGAGCCCCCTTAGGCGATGTGATGATGCTGCCATCGCTTTTGAAATGCTTGCCGCCTGATTCAACAATACCGATGGCGCGCATATCCATAGCGCCGGAATCTTTCACCGGGAAATCGCCATTTAACCAGCCCTGTGGGTTGGTCACCGCGTAGTTCTGGGCTCGCTGGTCCATAGCCCGCAAATTGGCCTCAGAAACCGCCTGGTCAATTTGTTCCTGCGACCATCCCTGCGCCTGACCGTACAACGAAATTGAGTGCTGCCGGGCGCCGCGAATTAATGCGGCCGCCTGCGGATCGTCAAACGCCCCCGCTTCCTGCTCAACGGACGATTTAACGGTAGCGTCAAGCTGCTGGCGCTGGGCCTGTTCAGTCTGACTACGTTCAAAGCTGTTGTAAGTGCTGGCACGGCGGATCTGACCCGCTTTCCATTGCGCGTCAAAATACTGCAACTGGCTCTGCGGTACCCGTTTACGGGCCTCTTCATAGTCTGACGAGTCCAGTTTATCCATATCGAGCCCAACACCGGAGGACTTGAAACCCTGCCGGGTGACGAGCGCGCCCGTTTCTGGGTTTTCCCAGCGGTCACTGGATTTAGCATCAAGATCGGTAAGTATTGCCTGGGTTGCCGCTACATCGGCTTTATCCTGCGTACGCTGCAAATCATCCGTAGCCTGTCCCAAAGCGGCTCCCAGCCCTGCCACCGCGTTACCAATCTGGCCGACGTTACTGACCCCGATCCTGGTTGGATTCGCCTGCGGCGTAACATTGCCAAAATTACCCGTCGGTATTCTCACGATTTCTTACTCCGCATAAAGTCCGTATTTGCCTTCTTTAGCCGTTTTCCACCCGGTGTATGATTTCCCGCCTGCACTCAGCAGAGAGCTACCCGCATTGATATAGCCAGATGTTGAAGCATTACGGCCGCTGATTCGGTCAGCTGACGCCTGCGCATTCAGCCGGGCGCTCTGATTCGCACCGTTCAAAATGGTCTGGTAAGCATCCTGTTCCGCGTCTCCCACGATGCCGGATTGGATACGCAATGCGGTTCCTTCTCCGGTATCCACACCTGAGGCAGCCAGGGCTGCATTTGCCTGCGCTGCCTGCGCCCGCCCGGCCTTACGGATGCGATCAGCCTCAACGCGAGCAGCTGACTGTGCTGCCTCTGCATCGGCCTCCGCCTGTGCAGCCTGATAATTGGACATTTTCTTTTGCTGCTGACCGCTATAGACGGCACCACCCGCCGCAAGAACGGACGCGCCAATTGCCGCCACTTCTAACCCGGTACACATCGTTACACCTCTTTGGAATAAAGCAGACCGGTACGCGACAGGCCGAGACGTGAATACAAATCACCGGTGCGCTCTTCATGCACGCCCGTGGTGATACCCATGTTTATGATCGCTGCGCCGTGTTCTTCCGCCCAGGTAATGAATGCTTTCGCGAGACGCGGGCCAGCAGTACCGCCGCGATGTTCCTGCGCGATAAACAGCCCATACTCAAACGCCATCAGCTGGCGGCTAAACCACTGTTCAGCAATACCACCGGCCAGCCAGCCGATTACAGCACCATCTTTTTCGGCCACCAGCAGGCAACCGGAGGGTGACGAAATAAGGTTGCGAGCGAGATCTGCGCACTTTTCTTCATCAAAGGGCGAATTTTGCGAATAGCGGGACTCGATATACATCCGCGCCCCCAGTTCGATCAGTGCCGGGATATCCCCGGCTTTTGCGTTACGTACCATGTCAGCCCCCGTTACTGGTGAACGTGAAAATAATTGCGAGAAGATGGAATGGCAGCGGCTGGCGCTGCTGAATAAGCAGGGTATCTTCCCCCCGTTCCCAGCCGAGTTTTCCCCAGAAATGATCGCCAGTGAAAAGCGGTGCAGGTTGGTTAAGTATTTTTGGCCCGAACCGACGGAACGGAATAACCTGGCCGTTGCACTCCGCACCAGTGGTTTCGAGAAAACGCATCGTCACTTCACTAGTACGCTTCTTCGCGTTCTGCGTGGTACCTTCGGTGGTAGCTACTTCCGGTGTAAGCGTTTCTATCGTGCTTTCGAAGTGAATACCGATCTCTACGTTGTACGCTTTACGTGTAAGTTTTATTTGACCTGATGAAACGGTCGCCTGCGGCATAACCGCACCATCAGCTACCACATCAACGCTTTTACCCTCCAGGTGAGACAGGCCAGTCCATGTATCAGACCCGGCGTTACTGGAACCTGTAACGCTGGCATCCGTATAGAGTTTGCTGTCGAAAACTTCTACATAACGCACGGTCTGGCCGTTTATCTCGCGACGGACGATCGCATAAACCACATCGTCGGCGTCGGATGGGATGGTCGCCACCGACTCAAACGCACCGTCAGTGACCTGACGGGACCATGCAATTACATCCTGACCACGATCGATAGCCATCGTGACCGCAGCGCCATCAGACCTGACCATCCAGATAAACGCATCTGGTTGTTGCTGGTAGGCCATATCCAGCACGCCACCAGCCGTTATGTGTTCAGCCAGCACCGTCATGTCGTTGGCTGAATAGGAAACAAAGCTGTCCGGGTCGTATGCTACCGCGTAGAGTTTGCGGCCAGCGCGCTGCACAAACATGATTTCGGTACCGACGCGAACAGGGCGGATCCCGTTGCAGCCGTACGGGCTCGGGTTTTTCACCGAGATATTGGTCGGTGTTATGGCCGCATCGTTGCCGGAGGTGATCGTAAACTCGCCGCCGTAGGTCAGCGCAATCAGGGTATTCATTTGCGCCAGATGCACAATCGGGTTGAGCTGGTCAGAAGACAGCGTGAAGCTGATCGCGTCATCGTCCTCGGTACCAATCTCAAAGGACAGGTAAACGCCCGTTTCGCTCCACCAGATTGTTTGCGGATATTTTGGCGAACCCGCCAGGACAAGACGCTGCTGGTATAGCGTCACTGCGCCGGGGTACCCAAATTCATTGGTCCAGACCGTGTCCTCACGCGTCCATGAACCCGGTGATGCCGCCTGCGTGGCGGTTAAGTCGCTGCGGATAGTACCAACGGCAACCTGCGGGCTGGTGATGCTTTTAATCAGTACCAGACCGCCATTAAGGCGAACGTATGAGCCCACGTCCTGAGCAACCCAGCCGCCCCCCGTAAATGGAGGTGTTGGGTTGGTGCCTGGATCAGCATCGCTCAGGGTCAGCGTAATTTCAGAGCCCACGAACTCTTTGACGGATGGCTTACACCATTTCTGCGGTGTATCGCGCACCTCGTCGAATGGCTCAACGATGAACGGTGCCGGTTCAAGCACCCAGTCGGTTTGACCACGGCGCTGGAGGCGATGGGGTTTTACGGACTGATGTACCAGGAACATCGTGTCAGCACCCTGGACATAGTTCACGGCAGCCAACATATCGGCGGTGTATGGGCTGGCGATTTCATAAGGCGTATTGTCGCCGTTAACCAGCTGCTTACCGTTCTGATAAATGCGCATGTAGCCGTCGCCGAATTCAAGCATGTAGGCCTGAGAACGGTTGAACACGTAGGGAATAAGGCGGGATTTTTTATTGCCGAATTTCGTGGCCGCCGCAAAGCGGGTACCAGGTCTGCGGACAACACCACCCTGCACGACCACTACCGCGTTTTCGATAATCTTCGCGCCGTTGGCGTAGCGGGCAATATCAACGCGCCCCATCAAGCGTGGGGAAACTTCGCCAGCTGTAAAATTGGTTTTTATAAGGTTCGCGCGCATGTCAGAACCTCGACTCATAAGTTGGATAGCCGCCCAGCTCTTCCGGCGGTTCTTCCTGACCATCGACGGCTTTTGCCTGTTTCAGCAGAAATGAAGCCTCCTGCGCCAGGCTATCGCGCAGGCTGGTGGAGCCGGTCACTGCATACGCCAGCTTAGACTGCATCGTCATTTCAGCAACATCCACCAGCGCGGCGTCCCATGTGGACTCGTCCTCATTACGGAAGATATAACGCAGGAGAATCACATCGACGTTAGCCAGCAGCCGGCTTCCCTCAATCCGGTAATCAATATCGTCACGTGGTTCGCCAACAGAGAGAACGCGAATCAGGTCGCCAGGCAAAGAAAACTGATAACCATACCCGAAGACAGGCGCGGCGCTGACAGGTGAGAGCACAACGCGTTTTATCGCGCAGTTCCACGGGTGAGCACGGAGTAATTTATTGCGGACAGTAGGGTAAAGGTTGGCGCAAAGACGGGCATGATCCGTGTCTTCGTCGAAATCATTTATCGGGTGAGCACCCAGCGCAAGAAGTGCGTTTGAGCAGATCGATACACTCGAAGTCATGGCAGAACCTCAGATGAAAAAAGGCCGGGGGTATACCCCGGCAAACACACCAGCGGCTTAAACAACAAAATCGATGGCGACGACTTTTTTCTCGTTGGCGCGGCCAGCACCATAAGACGCATCAACAGAGATCTGAATGGTGTTGTTTTTATCGCGACGTGGTCCGATATCGACGTTGTACTCAGCGCCGGTACCGAAATGCACAGCGGATTTACACCACGCAGCTGCGGTTTTGGTGGTCACGGCCGGATCGCCTGCGGTCGATGAATCCAGTTTTTCGTAAGCCAGCCAGTTGAAGCCGAGCCATTTGGAGGACACTGCGCCCTCCTGCAGCATTTTCACCGCCATGAAGTCGGCAGAAGTCAGCGTGGTATCGCTGAGGATCTGCGTCAGCATGTCGGCGTTGTACGTCATGTACAGCTCTTCCCCGTTCTGCTCGTCACACTCGTTACGGCGGAACATCGCTTTAGCAGCGATCAGCTTGGCCTTGGTCATACCCGTGCCGCCAGCAACAATTTTTTGCGACGCGGGCAGCGCCACTGGTGCATACGCACCGCCGCTGGACGTTTTGCGCAGCACAGGGTCGAGCAGCGCACGATATACAACATCGTCTTTTTTGCGGTTGGCGGCCGCTAGGGTGAGCTGAAGATATGGCCCCTGCGGGTCGGCCAGCAGTTTACGCAGGTCACGTTTTTCAACTGGCACGAATACAGCGTAGTCCGCCATCAACGCATTACGGGTGCCAGCGTCTGGCAGGTCCCATACGGTGTCACCGAAACGCGTGGTGATCTGCGTCATTTCGATGGTACCCATATCGTTGATGGTGAATGCTTCGCCGGTGATCATCCCACGGTCGTTTACCGCTGCCTGCAGGCGGGAATCCTTCTGCTGCGCGGCGATTTCGAAAGAATCATGAAACTGCGTGATAAACGCAGCGGTAATCATGTTCTTATTGGCATCAAATGACATAACAATCACTCCAGAAAATATCGCCTGCTGGGTTATCGGTTGCCCGGCCCGATTAACACAATGCGCGTGGCGCTTACGCACTGCGGGAAAATTCAGTTATCCGGCGTCCCCGCCGGGCTGGTTGTGGGGAGATTGTTAGCGAGGTGTGCGGTCGGAATCCCGACCAAATGAAAAAGCCAGCGGATCAGGCTGGCTTTTTGAGAGTTGCAGAGATTTATTTACCTTCTAAGGCGTTACGGCAGTCGTCTTCGTTTTCCCACACGTCAGAGCGATCTTCATGCAGGCGCTGCTTCAGCAGGTAACCTTCCAGCATCCAGATTTTATTAACCGCGTTTTCACGCGCAATCTTACGCCCGATCTCCGGGTCGAAGTTTTCAGGACTGGCGCAGGCGCTTTCGCCGGTGACTGTGAAGCCGTTGCGCAGAACCAGAACGCAGAAGGTTAACAGGTCAAGTGGTGCAAGGATGCGTTCACCTTCAACGTACTCAGATTTAACGCGCGCACCAGGAGAATTAGCACCATCGGTGCCAGTGAAATAAACTTCTGAACGAATAAGGCTATCAATGTGCTGCGGCGTGACGCGCGGCGCGGTTAAGCCTTTGGCCTGAATTTCCTGCTCAATATCTTTGTCGCTCACTGGCCTTTCCTCTTCTTAAGTTATCGTGACATGTCACGCTACAGTTTGGTCGCCGTAACGCTTCTGGTAATAGGCTTTGACCTTCGCAGATACCCGTTCGTGGTCTGGGTTTTTGGGGTCCATGTACGCAGGGGATTTCATCAGATCGCGAATAGTCTGCTGCTCTTCGAGATTCACATCGCCGCCAGCTGGCGCATCCTCCTGCATTTCAGCACCGACTTTTGCCAGCATGCGGATAACCATCGGGTTATTGCCGATTTCGTCAATGCGGCCTTTGTCGGCGTCGTCCGCAAGAGAATTGAACGCCCGGAAAGCCAGACCGATGTTTTGCTTAAACTCTGCGTCAGTCTTCCACACCTCGCGCAGCTGCGTGGTTGCGGCTTCAGAATCCAGCGCAGCGGCACCGCCCACCAGCTCAGGAGCGCGCTGTGCGTATTCACCCAGGATAAAGCTCATCTGATCGTTGGTGATGCCTTTGGCATGCGCAGTTTTCATAAAGCCCTGCATGCGGGGATCGGCTTTGAATTCTTCCCAGTTGAATCCCTCGACCTCTACCTTAGGTGCATACTCATCTGCCGTTTTCGGCGGCGCGTCACCGCTCCCCATGCGTTTTTCAAGGTGAGTGTAATTTTCCGCCAGTTTGCGGGCAGAGCTTTCAATACTGAGCTTTCCGTCTTCGCCCATAACGCGGAATTTCTCAGGTAGCCAGTCATTAGCACCCGGTTCGCCCGCGCCGGTGCTGAGCAGAGAATTACCAGAAGGTTCGCCAGCACCAGGATTATTGCCGCCATCTTCACCACCTCCGTTACCGCCGCCTGGCTGTTCTGCGCCCTGCTCAACGTTCATGAATAAGTGTTTAAGCTTCCACATCGTCTTCTACTCCATCGGCCTTGTTGATTTCGCGCAGGATGTAATCCAGTACGGATCGCTGCCCTGCCCTGTAACACGTTTCACGATCGCCCTCGGTACCGCCGGGGACGTACGCCGCACGCCCGAAGCGGCGCGTTAATTCTTCCAGCACCTGAGAACCGCCAGGCATTTCTTCAAAAATGCGCTTAAAGTCCTGAGGTGTTGCCTGTTTTATTCTCATTGGTTACCTGCCAGTCGTTGCCCGATTGCCGCGCCAGCGGTCTGCCCTGCGGCTCCAGCCGCCTCGGTGCCAGCCTGCATCATGAGCTGCTGCTGAGCGGCCTGCTGCTGTGATTTCTGGCGCTGATCGCGGATATTTGCCACAGCGTCGGATGAGCGAATTACCTTCGCCGGGACGCCGAGCGCGTCAGCAACAACGCGCGTGGCTTCGTCGGTATCGATGAGATCAATAACGTCCTGGTTGATACCAGCGAGATTCGCAACGTTAGCGCCGAGGCGTTCGATTGCCGTCACGTCTTCCAGCTTCTGGGCGCGTGCCAGAGGCGAGATGTAGCGCACATTGAAATTGGCGTTCTGCAGGCTCTCAGGCGGCGGGGAGAAAATGCCAGCGCGGAAAGCGATGCCAAAGCAGCGCACCACCAGCAGCTGGAGATATTCCGCCTGGAAGCGGCCATACACCGGGCCGAGCAGCTGGCGAATCAGTGCAACGCGCACATGCACTTCGGTGGCGGTCATGGCGGGACCGTCCTGCGGCTGCAGCTGGTCGGCCATCATGATTTTGCGGATTGACGCCTGTAGGCGCTCTTCGGCGGTGAATGCCACGCTGAAATCGGAACCGGTTAGCAGCGGTTTCATGCTGTCGGTGCTGTTCGCCACGATGATACGGCGCGGGCCGACCTTGACCGTGCGCGGGTTGAGCACGCCGTCGTCTTCGGCAATCCACATGCCGGAGATAGCCAGATCCTGCGCGGCTTTCTCCATGCGTTTGGTTTCGTTCAGCTCTTTGCAGTCTGGCAGCGCGTCGTACACCGGGCCGATGCCGTAGGAACCGCCGGGGATTTTCATCCAGCGCGGCACGCAGCACGGGAATTCGTGATAACCAGATTCGCGCACAATCTGCTTGTTGCTCACGTCGACGTTGTACGATGCAAAGCGCATGTTCTTCGCCAGGCGGGCATCGACCATGTAGGTTTCACGCGGGAAAATGCAGTGCAGGAAATCAAATTTATCGTCGGGCTTTTTCTTCGCCGCGTCGCGGATCTTCTCACTAACCTTGTCCGCACCGAATTCTTTTATGGCCTGCTCTGCGGTCAGCTGGTAGCGGCGGTATATCGTGTCCACGATGCCGTCCTTGCGGGTGGACGTGACATAGCACTGCGCCAGCGGCCACTGCTGGAAGGTGTAGCCGCCCTCTTCGCGGTCTTCGTCGATGTACAGGACAAACCAGCCAGCACATACCACGTCGAGATTTGCCTCGTAGCCCTCTGCATCGAAGTTGGCCGCATGGATATTTTCCCAGACCAGCGTTGCACATTCGGACAGCCAGGCTTTCGCATCATCCGGCAGTGATTCGCTGTCGAGGTTCAGCCATTGCGCGTTCGCCGGGGTCATGCCGGACATGAGAGCAGAGGCCAGCATACGGGCGCTGTCGGTGGCGGTGCCGTCCAGTAGCCTCGCCACCTTGTGTTTTGCGCTCTGAGCATCGAGCACTTCATCAGAGAATCCCGCGCCGCGCAGCGGATAGGTGTAGTCATAGCACTCACGCCAGACGCTTTCATGCTGCTGGCGGTTGGCTTTCAGCGTATCGGAACGCTTAATCAGCTTAACGGCGAGTTCATCCATCAGTTACGCCCCCAGAGTGTTTTTCTGCTGCGCTGCCTGCGCACCAGAGGACAGCAGTGAGCTGCCAGAATCAGCTGCGCCCTCTGCACCACTGGCGAGAAGGGACGAGCCTTTTTTACGCTTCTTGCGCGATGCCGCATCTGCGTTTGCCGCTTTTGCCGCTGCATCGGCAGCCGCATCCGCTTCGGCCTGCGGGTCGGTTTGTACGACCTTTGGTGCTCCACCTCCACACATATCGATACCCTCTTAGCCTGGAACGTGCCAGCCGTGCTCAGTCA